ACCCTTCAAGGGTCTGATCACACCGTACCAATTAACGAGATTAAGCCGACAGCGCATGTGGAAGAAATGGCGCCCCAGAGGGTCGCGCCATTTTTCTCGAATGGCGCCCCAAAGGGACGCGCCATGAGTAATGCGGTGTCTGTGTCGGATTTGGCGTTGCTACCCAATCGTCGAATGTTTATAATGAGAACCTAACCAATTGCAAAAATCGAAACCCTAACCTATTTTTGATCGGAATTACTCTCTCTAGTAGGGCACCCCAACGGACTGACAATGGTTTACCATTGTCAGTGCGTAGTGATACCCTACTAGAGAGAGAAACCACGAACCAGCTCGTGACCCCGAACCCCCCATCTAAGCCACACCAGGTATAAAAGTCGAAGAGTTATGTGCCATTTTTATGCCATGGCCCCAACCGAACGTGCAAGGTACTGGATGCTCACCATCCCGTACGACGACTGGACCCCAACCATTGTGCTCCCACTTGGCGTGTCGTACCTACGTGGACAGGGGGAGATTGGAGAATCAGGCTATAAGCATTGGCAATTGCTTGCCATCTACCCCAAACAAGTCCGCATGGCAACCGTCAAGTCCTCCTTTGTCCCCAGTGCCCATGTTGAGGCAACGAGATCAGCCAGAGCTGATGACTACGTATGGAAAGACGAGACCGCCATCGACGGAACCCGATTCGAGATGGGTGAACGCCCTTTGCGACGAAATGTTAAAGCCGATTGGGAACGGATATGGACCTCCGCCGTCGCCGGAGATCTCATGGCAATCGAAGCTAATGTTCGTATTCAACATTATCGCACCTTGCGTACGATCCGCGCAGATTACTCTGAACCAATTGCTTTTGAACGTAAAATCATTGTCTTTTACGGACCTACTGGCACTGGAAAATCTCGAAGAGCCTGGGAAGAAGCCGGTTGGTCGGCTTACCCTAAGGATCCGCGAAGCAAGTTTTGGGATGGATACCGAGATCAGAAGAACGTTGTTTTTGATGAATTTCGAGGAGGTATCGATATCTCCCATGTATTGCGATGGTTTGATCGCTACCCAGTCCTTGTGGAGATCAAAGGAGCTAGCACCTGTCTGGTAGCAGAGCGTATCTGGATAACTTCCAATCTTCATCCTAAGGATTGGTATCCTGATTTGGATTATACAACTTATCAAGCTTTGGAACGAAGGCTTGAAATAATTGAAATTCAATAAAAAAGTTATCCTAAAATTTCACAATGGGTAAAATGCCTTACAAGCGTATCGTGCAAGCAGCAGGCCTTAGTTTGGGTGGCCTTGGCAATTTGTTGCGGAACCGGTTTCCTGGTAAGAAACGTGGTTCAGGAGGCCGAACTAAAAAGGGTCGTAGTTTAAAGAGCAAACGAAACCAAAAAAGACCACAGTCTTATTCGTCAACGATGACGAAGAAAAGAAAGACTGTCCGAAAAGTTATTAGTGGTCATCATGATATGACTACTCACCATTTTCCTTTGAAAGCCTTGGGTTCTAAGAAAGTACGTAGTATGGGAACCTTTCGGTATGCAGAACAGCGTCAAGCAATTGTTGAACAGAATTCTCCAGGAAGACAATTGGTTGCTGATGTGCAGGGATGGTGTACCCGTTACCAATTAAATGGAACTGCCTTGACTATTGATCGTAGAAATGGCATTACATGGTCTGTGTCGCCATTCCAATTGAACCCGTTTGCGGCTGTTCCTACCAGCCCTTTGTATCCTGGGGTTCACCCCGCCGTCGTCGATGGAGATAAATTTCACGTTGCATCTGCGAATTATCGATTGGACTTATTGAATATGTCCAATATTCCAGCAGATGTAGAGATATTGTTTTTAGTGTCGAACCGCGACCAAGCTACTTCTCCATCGGCAGCATGGCAATATTGCATCGAGGAAGAGCAGTTGAATCAGCCTACGCCGCTTCCTGCCAACGATGATGCAGATTTTGACGGTGGTGTGGGTTATCGACAAATCGATAATGTTGGAAATCATCCTATGCAATACGCAAGTTTCAAGAAGTATTGGAAGATGATTGGTCAGTATAAGGTTGTGTTGCAACCTGGTAATCAACATTCGATGAAGTCGCGTATCCATTGGCACAAAACATTTACTCGAAAGGTTTTGAATGCCTATGAAGCAGGAATCACCTATTTGAAAGGTGTTTCTGTAATGCCAATGGTTATTGCTAATGGGGGTTTGGTGGGAATCATCTCTGAAGCGGCTTCAATCAATCCTTCCAAAGAAGTTGTGAACGGTCCCGTGAAACTAGGTTGGAAACAGGAACTTGAGTACATTTTCAAGGCACTTCCTGTTGAACGATTGAAGACGACAAGAGTGTTTGAAGGCTTGATGGAGCCTACTGCTCCATATACATTAAAGATCATTGACGATCAAGATGATGTGACGATTGTAGAGGAAGCATAATATATTACTCTGCGTTTAAACACTTGAGCATGAATTCCCACTTGGACATACGAGCTTTGTCCCATAATAATGGCTTTACATCTTCATGTCTATACATATAACAATAAGGCTTGGTTGGCGTATTCTTGAATTTTACTTTTGTTACTTTCATTAATTTTTCACTTTATTTAGTCCTATTTATATAAATCAGCCACCCAAGCATAATTCCTAATTGGGAAATTAAAAGGTATCCACTTGGTATCCATCGGATACCAAGTGGATACCTTCATTTAATCTCGGGCCGAGACTAGATCAGACCCTTCAAGGGTCTGATCACACCGTACCAATTAACGAGATTAAGCCGACAGCGCATGTGGAAGAAATGGCGCCCCAGAGGGTCGCGCCATTTTTCTCGAATGGCGCCCCAAAGGGACGCG